AAATTTGTGCTAAATTTGAACTCATATTCATTCCACCTCGTTATGGATATAGGAAAGCCTGGGATATGAGCCTCAGGCTTTTTCTTTTTCAGGGCCTGATGTATATCTTTTCATTTGTTTTAAAGCTGCTTGATCTACAGCTGTCGCCAATTCAATTAGATGCAATGTCAATTGATGGATCTCTTCATATTCTTGGGGTGTTACAACACCATCTTCATACGCTTCATAGACAGCTTTGTTAGTCTTTCCGGACTTAATGTTGTGCTGCATCATCGCTTCAAAAATCGACAACTCATGATGCTTACTGCGGTCACATGTCACAGGGACTAGTGCAAAGCCAAGTTCATGCGCCCAAATTTTTAAAAGTGCCGGGTTTTGTGTGTAGTAAAGAATTGCTTCTAACTTTTTAATACTTGGTAAATGGTTCGGCATATTGATATTTGCGTAATTGCAAATAGTGTTATGTGAATCCCCAAGTACCTGCGCAATATCTTTAGGCGTAAATCCCGGTGTATTACTTATCATTTGCCAGATTGCGTTTTGGGCTTCTCGGCTTAAATTAATTTCCATATGTGAATCCTTAACTTTATTCACGTTTATTTAGTCATTTGGCTAATAGATAATTAACTAAGCACTAAATATTTGTATTGTGTTTGGCCATAAGTTAATCCTATGCAACACGTGTAGCTGATTTATGTTCATTCCATAAAGTCTCTAGATTTTTACCAAGAGCATATGAAATTCGTTTACCACAAGTGCCACGCTCTAGATCGCTTACATAATTTTGTGAGCAACCAATTTCAGTGGCTATATTGGCTTGTGTCAGCCCTTGTTTTTTTAGATCAGAGATCATTTTTTGCCATTGATTCATTTAAGCCTCCGATATTTTTACCAAATATATAGGTTTTCCGATATTACATCAATAGCCAAACCGATTGAAATATGTATCAGAATTCCGATAATGCAAGTCGAGATAGATTTATGAGCACTTTGGGTGAAAATTTAAAAAAATTGCGTAAAGCAAAAAAGATGACTCAAAAAGATTTAGCCCAAAAGTCTGGTGTTAAACAATCAGTAATTTCTGAACTTGAAACAGGTACAGCTAAATCAACAGGATCAATACTTGAATTGGCAAGTGCTTTGGGAGTTACAGCTGAGGACCTAAAAAAAGGGGTTATTGGAGCATTTGATAACAATGTTGTACCAGTGACCTCAAAATTAATACCTGTTTTATCGTGGGTTCAAGCTGGCGCAATGACATCTGTAGAAGATATTAATCCCTCTGAAATAATGCAATGGCTACCTCCTTTAAGTAGTGATGACCCAGATGGTTGTTTTTATTTGAAAGTAGTAGGCATCAGTAATTCTCCAAAATATGAAGAAGGCGACTACATATTGGTTAATCCAGCTTTTCAGGTATGTGATCTTTTATCGGAAGACTTAATTGTTGTTCGAAACAATACGGATGCTACCTTTAAAAAATTAGTCATTGAAAGTGATGATCGAAAGTATTTACAAGCGCTAAACCCAAACTTCCATCCAAACATAATCGAGTTTGAGGAGGGTATGGAGTTGGTTGGTTTGGTAATTGATGCGTTTAGACCTCTAGGAGGATCACGTCAAAAGCGAATGAGAAAAATTTAAATCTGCGAACCTGATGAAGCTTACTGATGAGCTCGTTAATTTAATCGAGCTATAAAACGAAAGTTTCTTATTGAAAAGAGAATATTATGATCGCAACACTTAATAAATCCAAAACTGCCCTAACGATTAATCGTCAAGAATTCAAAATAGCATTAGTTAAAATTGGTGTAGGAATTGATAAACAAATAATTTCACTTAAAAAAGCCAAGCAAAGCTATGATCCTGCCGAAATTGCACATGAGGTAATTAATGAAGCGAATATCTTTGAGGCAATTATTGAAGGATTTAATGAAGCTGAAGAAACCAATCTAAAGCTGGCTGATATAACCAATATTGATGTTGCTCAAGAATGGATAAATGAATTTTTGGAAAAGTATTCAGATATAAATGACCCAAATTAATCATAAGGTTCATATTATTTGAGTTGTTAAAACAGTATTAGTAATTTTCTAGGAAATATTAAACAATTGAAAAAACTATATTTATTAAGTATTTTTTTCACTTTTTCTTCCTCTGTACATTCTGAATCTTGGATTGACATTTCAAATGTGGAAGAGCGTCTTAATGGTTCAATATTAAGAATTAATGAAAATATTGAAAGGCAATCAGATAGTTCAATGCTTGTCAGGTATGAAACTGGAAGTAAAAACTTCGACCTATACATTCCTCATAAAATTAAAGTGGATTGTCTAAAAAGATCGGTAAATTATATGGGCAGTTTTAATATGCGTAACGTCTCAGAAACATTAAAATCAAAAATACACAAAGACATCATGACCGTCTTCAAATATGTTTGTACTATATGAATAAAACTGCAAACCCGCCGCAGTTTTTCAAATTATCAGTAACTGGTATGCGCTTATATAATATAATTTTTTGATCATCTTTTGTTACGCCAACTCTCTCTCAAACTTCTACTTACCCACCCTGTGTGGGTTTTTTCTATCAAAACAAGAATCAAAAAAATAATATCGGAATAATTATAAAAATATTGGGTTTCCTATTGACTATAAATATCGGAAATGCGATATTTATCTCGCAGACAATAAAAAAGCACATTGGACCTCTAAATCAAATGTGCTTTTACTCAAGCGAGTGAGATAATTATGAACACAAATCCAAATTCTATCAACCCTGCTGTTACACATCGTGTACAGCCATCCAGCTTTATTAAAGTAGCAGCAATCAGTGGTTTATTCACAGTAGGCGTTATCGGTCTTACATATGATCAAAAAGCCACTGAATACAAACCTGCAGTAGCTGTTCCTAACACTGCCCCTTCTTCATATAGCATTCAAGCACTAAAAGTCACTTCTAATTCATCTGGCATGGCCGTAATAAAACTTGATAGCTTCTTACTTAAAGTTAGCTTCGATTTTGAATCTCATCTTGATAACTACGGTGTTCCTGGTTCTGAATTTACTGCAGTTGATATCACCAACTTAGCAATTGATGAGATTCAAGACATTAACGGCAAAGAATATAACGACTTCACAGATTACAACGATCACCGAATGATTAATCAAATTATTGTCGGATATATCGAACGTAATAAATTAGTGGAGGCAATCTAATGAATACATCTACTCCTAAAAAATCAGAATTCATTAGTGATGAAAACGGCGAATTTCGCATGCGTATTTATTCATCTGAATATTTACAGAAAAATGGCGAAATTTACCGGGTTAGTAAATCAGGCTATTTGTACCTTATCGATTTCGCAGAACATTTAGAGAAGCCTTGGATTCTTATAAATTTTGAACGTGAGCGAAAATTCCAAAAACGTAAAGCTAAAGCTGAATTATTCAACCAACCTTGCTTTAAGCGCACGCCCTACTCATCTAATCAACGCATTGCTTATAACAATACGAAATATAATTAAGGAGTTAACCAATGGCTTTAAATATTATTACTGCTGATCAACCATTGAATGTTAGCGCAATTATTACCTATATCTATGCTGATCCGGGTTTAGGTAAAACATCTATGGGCTTTACAGCTGATAAGGCTATTTCTTTTGACTTTGATAAAGGTTCACATCGTACTGGTGAATTGCGTCGCGGTGCGGTTGTTCAGGTTCAGCAGTGGGCAGACGTTGCTAATCTAACACCTAACGATCTTGCGCCATTCAATACAATCGTGATCGATACGGTTGGCGCTATGCTTGAGAGCATTAAAACTCATTTAATGAGTAATTCCACTAATCGTCAAAAAGATGGATCTTTAAAACTTAAAGCTCAAGGATTGGCAAACAATATCTTTAAGCAGTATGTGAATAGCTTAATCAGCTCAGGCAAAGATGTTGTTTTTATTGCTCACGCCTCAGAGGATCAAAGCGGTGATCAAATTGTATATCGTCCAGATTTAGGCGGTAAGAATCGTAATGAGCTTTATCGCATTGCTGACATTATGGGCTACTTAACCACAGTTACAACTGGTGAAGGTAAGAATGCTCGTCTGATTAGCTTTAAGCCATCTCCTACGCACCATGCAAAAAATTCAGGCGGTTTAGGTGGGGACACTGGCGAAGTTTGGGTACCAGATCTAAAAACATCCCCTACGTTCTTGGCTGACCTTATCAAGCAAGCAAAAGATCACATTAATACAATGTCACCTGAACAGCTTGCAAATATGAAAGCTCAAGAAGATTTTTCACATTGGGAGCAAAGCTGTAATGAAGCTCAACATGCTGGGGACATCAACGATCTTACAGAAACACTCCCTGAAAAGGATCACCTTTATTACCAATCAATGCGCCAAATGCTGATCTGGCATGCAAAAGAAAGATTGGGTTGCAATTTCAATAAAGAATCTAATCGCTGGATAGGTGCCACTGAGTTTATTGGAATCTCGGACACGCAAAGAGATGAGCTTCAAACATTTATATCTGAACGTGGTTTAGATATTAAAGATATCTGTGAGCATTTTGGCTTAGATGCACTCACCCAAATTGAAGTAAGCAAACTGGAAGCTGTTAAAGCTGAAATCGATCAAATGGCTAAAGCGAGTATGTCTGCATGAGAGCATTAATTTTAGACACCGAAACCAATAGCTTAAACGGTTATCCAATTGAAATTGCTCATGCACCCTGCTCATTTGAGCAGGGAGTTTTGGAAATTCATCAAAAATCGGCTTTTGATGAATATTTTTCTTGTCCTGAACCTATCGAACTTGGTGCCATGGCTACGCATCACATTCTTGAAACTGATATAGCGGACAAACCAAGTTATGAGGTTTTCCGCTTACCTGAAAATACTGTTTATTTGATTGGCCACAATATTGATTACGACATTCAAGCAATCAAATTATGTGATTCTTCAATCAATGTAAAAGGCATTTGCACATTAGCTTTGGCGCGTATGGTTTGGGATGAATTAGAAACTCATAACCTTACAGCTTTGTATTACCACGTTATGAGTGCTGATTTAGAAACAGCTCGTAAGCATTTACGTAATGCGCATAACGCTCGCTGGGATATTTATTTCACTGGTGTGGTACTACAAGCAATCGTTGAAAATCTTGCAATTAAAGACATGAATTCACTTTATCAAATGTCTGAAATTGCCCGCATTCCTAAGCGTATTACTTTCGGAAAACACAAAGGTGAGCTCATCGATGAGTTACCAGACTCTTATATTGACTGGCTACTCAAACAACCTGAACTCGATCCGTATTTAATCAAAGCTTTAAAAGGACAAAAATAATGCATACTTTTAACGGTGTTGAAGCAATATCTGCTTTGCAATCAGGTAAAACGGTTTTATGTCGTCACATTGGTAGATTGCTTGATTTTGATGAGCTAAATCAATTCCCTGCTACAGTATTTTTTACAAATGATCATGAGTTCTGTATCAAACGCGAAACTCTAACTTTGGCAGATATTCAGTTTACAAAACCTGTTCAGCCGCATGACTTGGAATCTGGCCAAGAAATTTTTATTGTGATGCCTACCTGTATTCTACGCACTAAGTATGATCATGAACATGGCGATATTTGTCTGAGCATAGCGAATGGCTTCGCTCAGCTTGACGAAGAAAATGCGAAATTACAGCTGCAGGCATTTGGTAAAACTTTTGGCAATTTGATCACCGAAATTGAGGTCAAAGATGGTTTCAGTGAAAATCCTAAAAAGGCTAGAAACACTAAGAAGCATGTTGAGCAAGAACCTCCTCAAGTAGTTGAAACAAAGCCAGCCATATCGATAGAAACCGAATTGCAGCTTTATTTAGATGGCTTGCGTGCCTGCTCTACTGCTGCTGAAGTTGAAAGCACTTTATTGAACGTTAATAAGGTGGGTTTTTCAGCAGAACAAATGCTTGAAATTACGATGGCCAAAGAAAGTAAATTGGCGGAATTTAGCCAGCCTATCACAATCGAGTCTCAAGAAAATGTAACCATTTCAGAAGATCCATTAATTGCCGATAATAACTCGCCTACATTACATCCATATCAGTCAGTGCTTGATGAATTGATAGAACGTTTGAAAATCGTCAACACTCCTAAGGAAGCAAACGCCCTTTACAAATACACCATGCACTGGACTGAAGAAGAACGTAAGCCAGTTATGGATGCTATCCATAAACGTTTGGCTGAATTCAATCCACCAGAAAAATCACAATCATCATTAATGGTTCGTATTCAAGAAGCCAAAACTTTAATTGACCTTTCCAAACTTGAAGAAGAAATAAATGAATGTGATCCATTAATTCAGGAACGCTTAACAAGCTATGTAAGTCAACGGCGATCAGATCTCATGGCGGAAACTGACATACCTTGGGAAGCTAAAAATTGAAAACAGTAGTTAAAACCAAAAACTTAAGAGCTTTTCAAATTTGGTTAGAAAAGCTTGGATATGAAGTTAAAAAACTTAAGTTAAAAGGTTTCACGGCGCGCACTAGTGACCGTGGAATCAAAAAGAAACACCACTATGTTTTGGTTACTGATGTATTGAATGGTAATACAGCAGCTTTTGAATTGGGACTTGAATTTGAGGGGCATTTAGCTTCACCCGATTATATTTCAGCATAGGTAAATCCTAATGGAAGTATTTCTCTTGTTGATTGAAATCATTATTTATATGAACGGTTTAGTAATTATTAAATTTGAAATGTGGAGTTGGTGAGATGAATTCAGCTGCAGAATTAAAAAGACACAATGAATCACAGGCGTTTGCACAAGCCAAAGACAAAATTGTCACGGCTATTCAAAGAGATCCGCTTGGGTTGTCTATCAATCAAATTATGACTGTATGCAAACTTAGCGTTAAAACAGTCAAAACCATCTTACAAGATCAGTGTTTTGAATCTGACAATGGGGTGTATTTTCTTAAAGACAAAACAAGAACATTACCAGAGTTATCAACTCAACCTCAAAAAATCACCACTAAAATTGAAAAAGTTACCAAACCAGAGGATAAAGTCGAAAAAATGGTTAAACCTGATACCACTCCTCTTATGAGACCTAAATCTTATGCTGAAAGTATGAATGATATGTTTCGGTACAACCCAGATGGTGTGACATTAGATGAAGCTCTTAGAATTTCAGGTGGTGATCGTCAAAAGTTTGACTCACGTCTTTGTACTTTTAAGAAAACGAAATACATGATTCAACTAAAAGTATGCCCTGATGGTGTTAAACGTTATGTGCCACTACCAAATAACGTACCCGCTAAAGTTGAAAATCCTCAGATAGATAAACCGCAGAATGACTGGACTAAGTTTTGCGATATAAAGCCTAATAACATTTCAGAAGTTACTAAACTTAAAGAGAATATAACCACAGTTACTACAACCAAAAGTGAGCTTTCAATTAGTAGTGATCAATTAAATATCCTCTTAACTGATTTATTTGGGTTAAGCAATATTAATTGGTTTGTTGAGGGTGGCCATATTACTGGAGTTCAATTATCTGAAGTGGTGTCATCATGATTAAAATTCCAGCATTTGAGCTTGAAGGCACAACAGAAGAAATTGCGGAGCAAGTTTTTAAAAAGTTGATTTACCCGATTTATGACGAACTGAAGAAAACAGATCCAGTTCTAGCAAAACGTTTTGGCTACTGCATTTCAGGGAATGCAATAGCTAGTTATTTAGGTGGCCATACCAATGTTAAACGAGCAGAAAAAATAATGATCGAATTAACGCAAAAAATGGCTAATGAAATCACTCAAGATAAAAGAAAAGTTTGTTGAGGAGACTATTATGGGAGGAATTAAACTAAAGCCTGAAGAAAAATTAGCCCAACTCATTAATTCTGGAGCCAGTCTTGTAAGCACTACGGATGCAGCAACAATACTAGGTTATAAACCGAACACTCTTAGAGTCTGGGCAAGCCAAGGTAAAGGTGATTTAAAACCCGTAATGACAGGAAATGGTGCCAAGTGGCGATTGACTGATATACGAAATTTGGTAGGGGCTTAAAGCCCCTTTTTTATATTTATTTTATTAATAATTTTAGAAACCTCATTCACATTGATTATATGAAAAATTGAAACTAAAGATGTAATTGCTGTTGCCGAGCAAATTACGGTGATTAATATATATGAACATATAAAATTTAAATCATATTTTCCTGTTGTAAATGTCTCTAAGTACCAGCTGTAAGTTTGTATAAGATAAACTGCAATACACCCAAAGATCATATACAGAACACCCCAAAATGCTCCCTTTTTAATTAATTCTTTTTCTGTATATTTACAACTTATAACATTATCATTTACCTCAAAATACCTTGAAGTCCTTTTTAATTTTAAAACTAAATAAAAGTATTCAGACGCATATTTTGTTGTCAAACTATCAGTAATTTCAAGTGGAAGATCTACCCCATCGTTAAAAGATAATACTGCAGTTTTTTTAAGTAGTTCGTTCGTTTTTATGCTTGGTGGGATATTTATAAATTTTCTATAATATTCTTCTATTTCTAAATATTTCTTTCCTGTATCTTTTTTAGAATTTGTTGATAAAAAATAAGACAAATACGTATATAAAGCAGCAAATATACCGGCTAAACAAGACATAATCGTTAAAAATAAAGTTATATACTCAAATAATGAAAATGATGGAAATAAATCAGGCATTTTTGTCTCTCGTGTTATATATCTTAGCTTCTTCTAGAATCCAATTTTCTATTTTTGTATGATGCATTCTCAATAGATCAACCGGTCTATCTTTATAATGCTTCTCTGCTGTCGCACTGGGTTTATGCCCCATAATTTGAGCAACTACTCCAGTTGGAATATCAAGCCATTCAGCCAAGTTGCTAAACGATCTACGCAAATCATGGATAGTAAATTTTGGCAGGCCCTTGTCTGCGAGGGCTGCATAATAACTGTTGCGAATATCGGTAATATGTCCTGACTCCGATTGCTCTGACCAAAAGACAAAATCTGACTCAGGGTGTTTTGGCAATTGTGATAAAAGCTTTTCTACATAAGGAGTCATCGGGATAATACGATTTTCCTGCTCTACTTTGTCCCAAATGCTTATAGTTTTCCATTTAAAATCAACTTGAGCATATGTCAAAGAACGCATTGATTCAGAGCGAGGCCCACATAAAATACTAATTTGTAGAAAAGTTTTATGCATTATGTTTGGGATTTCATTTACAGCTAAAAACCAATCTTTTAATTGATTACGCTGCACAGAATTTTTTAAAGGCTTCAAAACTGGCACCGCTCGACGTACTCGTTTGGCTTGATGAACTTTAGCATCGATTAAGTGCATATATATGTCATGCTCTTGACACCAATTTATACAAGACCTAGCAATTCTAAACCCTAATGCTGCCCTTCCTGGTCTTGTTTCTGCTTCCTTTGTTTGCCAAGCAATCAATATATCTGATGAAACCTTTACAAGTGGTACATCAAGTATCGAAGCTAAAACCCCCGGTATTGTTAAACCTTTCCCGCGTACTTTCTGTTCACCACCACGGTGTGATAGATCAATATGATCTCTAAGATGCCTTTCCGACCACAGGTGCTTATTCGCGTTTACATATTCAAAAAAGACATCACCAAAAGTTATTTTTTCATTTTGCTTATCTTGAGCAAAAGTTTCATTTTTCTGATCTTCCTCGGCTTTGTTTCTTCTTGGATCTATCCCTTGATCACAAAGTTGCTGTAAACGTCTTGCTTCTTTTCGTGCATCATCTAGCGACCAGACATTTACATCCCCCACAGTTATGCGTAAACTTTTGCCTGTAACTCGACTTTGAAAAATGTAAGATCTATTCTCGTTTTGTGTAACACGCACAGAAAGACCTGGCGTATCAATATCCCAGTAAAAAACTTGATTCTTACCTTCTTCTGGTTTTTCTAGCTTAGCAACCTTATTTGTTGTGAATTTTAGCTTCATTTGCTTACATCGAACTCTGTGTAAGCGGTATGTAAGCAAATTAAATCAATAACAGTCAACACTGATAAATACAGATATCAAGTAAGCTATTAAAATTAAAGATAAAATATAATTTTAATCAACACTCGTAAACAGTAGTAAACTCGAAAAATTCAGGACTCATAATCCGTTGGTCCCCAGTTCAAGTCTGGGCGGGCCCGCCAAATAAGACAACCACTTAGGTGTATTAATCCTAAGTGGTTTTTTAATATCTGCTTCTTTATTAAGTTATCTATAAGCAATTCAATAGGCTTCTTTCATAAGTCATTTCTAAACCATAGATCAACACACTCCTTGATCCTAACCATCAATACCAATATAAATCACTCAAAATGATCATTTTTGATTTATGAAAGATCGAATAAAATGCGCATTAAATTTTTA